GTGCATCTTCACCCTGAACTTCAATCAGTTTGTTGACTCGTTCTTGCAGTTGTTTGAGTGTGTAGTTCATCAGTTTTCAGTGTGATTAGTGGTTTTCAACAACATGGGCAGTGCATAAGCAATTACAATTATCCCATATCAGATTCCATGAATCAGCAACACGTTGTGCGATTTCTTCAGTATCATAAACCCCAAGGCATTCTGGGTCTTCGCCATGTTCATCAAGACCGATTACTTTGTGTGTTAAAATGTTCATCAGTTACCGAAGAAAGCAAAGTGGGCATCAACAACAAAATCAATCACGTCGTCAGTTGCACTTACGTCGAAACGATCGCAGAACCAATCAACACAATCACCAGCAGGTAACATAGTGTCGAACATGAAGTCCTGAAGTTCCAAGAGTGCAATCTCTTTAGTGTAAAGAGAGGAAAGAGGGTTTGTTTTGTTCATACAACTAGGACACTTTAGAGGTGAGTAACTTTTAATCCAACAAATGTGGGTAGTATTCTTTCGCCTCTTCTTTCAATTCATCGTCTGAATACTTACCATAACTTTCGTCCATATAATCATAAGCAAGTTGCATCAATCCATTCATGTCCATGTCATCCAAGATATTTTGGATTAAGTTTTCTTGAAGTTCAGAACGATTCATGTTAGTTTTTGTGAAAAGAGAAATAAAGGACATAATTAGCAGGCACAAGTAAGTGCGCTATTGTAAAATTGAGGAATGGTGTGAAAGTCAACTACTTCATACCCAAATCCATGAACGCGACTATCAATCTCGCGATTCATTTCTTTGCGGTTGATGTAACGCTTGCTGACAACTGGGTTCGGTCCATTGATACCGAAAGTCACAGTTTTGTAGATTAACCTTTCACTAATCGTTCCGTCCCAGTATTTGACAGGATAAAAATCAACCTGAATAGTGTGCTCGGGGTGATACAGTTTCATGATCAAAGGTTGTTGATAGAATGTTGGATAGTTTGGTTGCGATCTTTGATAATTTGTGTCATGTTGCTATCTAACAATTCAATGCCAAGATTAGCACCAAGAATAACAAACAAGGCAAGAAAAAAGATTCGCATGATCAGTCGTAGGGAAAGAATGAAGAAGTGGTGGATTCTGTTGTGTAAGGAACATTAAACTCTTCACCAAACATTTGGTAGTAAAGTTCACTGAAGATTGCAAAATCATCAGGTGTTTCGTAGTTCCAAACCTTTAAGATCTCGTTGTAGGTAGTGTCATTCATACAACTAGGACACTTTGGAGGTGAGTAACTTTAATCAGGACCAACTTTTCTGAACGTTGAAGTTAGCATATGAAAATTCTTCGCGGTCAACTACCTTGAACATGCCATACTTATTTGTGATCACATAACCTTCATGAAACGTTTCATGTCCACAGATGGAACATTCAATGTCGTCAGTTGAATGAATAAACAAGAACAAATCTGCTTTGATTGTTGCAACTAGCTTCCACAATCTGACTAGATTGATGTCACAGTCAGCAAAAACTGAAATTGCAAAATCATCCAATTCAGCACCATTGCGAATCATTGTGTTGATTGCTTTCTTGATCTTTGCTGCTTTCTTGTCATCTACAAATTCACACAATGTAGACATCTGACGTGCAAAATTGCAGACATCAGCAATATCTTCGCGGTCTTTAGTCAGCAACACTTTAGGTTGCACAAACTTGCAATAGTAAGTATCAGTAATCCGAAACTTCATCGGGGAAGCAACAGCATCACGCAAATCATTGTCCGCAGTATAATAAGTATGCGGTGCAATAATGATTTCTTCAGTGACTACATCCGGAAACTTGTATGTGATGGTATTTGGTGTGTAAGTGTCACTACCGCCGAAACCAATGAAATCACCTTGAATAATTCCTTCAAAGTTGGGAAGATAATCAAGACAATGATGTAATATATCAGCAACAGATCCGGAATGATTGCAATCAATGTCAGCGTGTGATTCATTGATCTTGATCTTTACTTTGTTGAAGACAGATTTTGTCCCCACAAACTTGTTACCAGTCGCAGGATTAGTGCCCCAAACAATAGCAGGAGCACCATCCATTTTGGTACTGATGAAACTATCGGATTCAGAAAACCAATCCAGAACAGACAGATCGCCTGTCAGGATAGCATCTTCGGGGTGTTCGAGGTGGGTGTTCTTCATACAACTAGGACACTTTGGAGGTGAGTAACTTTTTAATCGCTTAATCCTGAACCACGTTTGAACGCAGGTGGGTAGGGTCTGTCACCCATAACATACTCAACGTAGCGTAATGTATTGGGGTCGATGTTACGAATGTCACGCCCTTCGCTTTCTGAATTGTAATACTCCCAAGAACCATATTTTTCAGGTGAGTACCAAAAATCTTCCCAATCTTTTGGTGAATTTGTGACATCTTTAATCATTAGAAAATCTCCGTGAAGCGTTGAAGTAATCATGGTTTCAGTTCAGAATGTAAATGTAATCGATAGAATTTACACACCAACCTGTGGCAGATGTAATCTCTTCCACAAGATCATCAGCATCACTTGCTTGCCAAGTTGTTGCTAGAACTTCATCAATAATTTCTTGACGATCTTCGGTGTCCATTACTTCTTCATCAAAGGAATCAGAATCAAAATCAAAGTCAATCTCAGTTACACGAAATTGCATTGGTTTGTAGATAGAAAGTTTACGAAGTTGGCGATTAGTGTCAGCGAACATAATCAAAGATACAGGAACGAACCGTAAGCATCACAAATATGAGGATTATCTGCCAACTGAGTGATCAGATAGCGGACATACTTAGCAGGTGCTTTGTATGATGCTGGTTTGTAACATTCGCCAGTGTTCTTGTCAACGAACATCCAGCAAGAACGTCCTCTCATTCTGTTATCATCATCAGAAAGATAAGACCAAACTTTGATATATTTACGACCAATCTCCATCTCAAGTTGAGTGTAAACAGAACGACCAGATTCAATGGAACTGACTTTCCATTCATTGTTCAGCACTTCAATAAGTGCTTCGGTCAGGAATTGTGGTCTAGTTTGTGTAATTGTCATTTTAGTGCTGTTCATACAACTGGGACACTTTGGAGGTGAGTAACTTTGTCATCGACGAATTTCACTGATGGCAGGTTGTCCCTGATTGAACACAACATCAACAACTGCCTGAACTTTTTTGGCAGTACTGATACCAACTGTGTCGTAGGTAGGAATACAAACAAGACCAAAAGTCTTCTCAGTGCTACCCAAACGAATCACACGACCGATTGACTGACTGATGCCAATATAGTCCATGTTACGCATGAAGATAACTGCTTCAAGACCAGACACATTGATACCTTCAGACAAGATACTGTGATGAATAACTACAAATTTCTTGTCAGGATCACGACCCCAAGTGTTCAACGTGTCGAAGAACTTTTCACGGTCAACCTTCTTGCCGTCAATGATTGCACCAGTCTTGGATGTGATAGTCATCCAAGAATAACCACGTTGATACAATTCAGCACAGAAGTCTGATTGTGATAGAAGGTTGATAATCTGCTTAGTTGTACGGGCACAGATCAAAGTTTTATCGATGTTGTTGTCATCAATCGTTTCAATCAAGTTGTCACAATCATCAGCATACATGACCTTACGACCTTTGATCATAGGCAGTTGCTTGACTACAACTTTAGGAGGAAGAATGTAACCACCTTCGACCAACTCAGGAGCAGGAACATTGACCAGAACCTGACCATAAACACTCCAATTCATTCCTGGTTTCTTAGGAGTGAGAGAATGTTTGGGAGTTGCAGTATAGAAATAGCAACGATCTGCGTTCTCTGCAAAGAACTCAGTAGCAGGGAAGAAGTTCTTCTTTACGCTGTTGTGTGCTTCATCAAAGTAGATAGCATTGACCTCAATATCTGCGTCAACAATACGTTGCAGAGAATTGTAGGTGGTGAAGATGATAACATTCTCACCCATAGTGCGAGCACAGCTTGCATACAAATGAATTTTGTCTGCT